CTGTGAGCGAGAATGAGTTCTCACCGAGTCCTCAATCTCTTGGATAATGGGCATTGCGACTCCGCTTCTCTTACTATCATCCTTCATCTGATTAACGAATTCAGCGATACCCGCATCAGTCAATGCTGCTTTCTTCTCGGCTTCTACCTCCTGAATGAGTTCATAGTTCTCCATCGGAGTGGTCATTAGCACACAGTCACCGAATCTGCGTACTCCATCTCCAGTGGAATGATCAGCATACTGCTTTCCATACCGAGTCTCAATCTCGTACCCCATCATACGGAACTTTGCTATGTCCTCACGAGTCTCCCGCACAAAAGCGGCTCTCATGTCACTCGGCAAATCCTCAATAACAAGCCAGGAGTTAATCAATCCTCGTTCAAGAGCCTGAGCGATTCGAGCCTTACGATCCTTGACACTCATAAGTGCCTCTTCGCTCGACATCTCCTCCTGCTCCTCGACGAGAACATCTGCAATCCCCGGTTCGGTAATACCTGGAATTGTTGCAATTCCTGGTTCACCTGCAAAGGGAGCTTCCTCCGCCACCCCTGCTCCACTAGGAGCCATTTCCATCGGCGCCTCTGAAGTCAGCTCACTCGTCACATCACCTTCGAGCTTCTCCCCAGTCGCCTTCTCGAACTCCTCACGAACCTTGCGTTCTTTCATTTCCTGTATGGTCTCACTCATGACGGGTCTCCTGTCTCAACACGGCCAAGTTCCATGATATCGCCTTCACCATTAGCCCTGAACTGTTCATCTGTCATCTTCATGTTCCGAGCCATGAGTCGTTCCTCTTCACTGAGAGGTCTTGTAACCGGTGTCGCAGGAGCAGGGGGCGCACCTGAAGGAGACTGGTGCGGAGGAGTAACCACAGGAGTCGCCGGACGAGCTGGCGACTCTACACCTCGTGGTGCTAATCCCTGAATGAGTCCCAAATCCCTTGCCCCTCGTGTTGACAGGTAAGCCTGCATCAAACTGTTCTGATTCACTTCGTACCCACGAGCCGCCTCTTTAATGTACGGCTCAAGTTCGGCAAAGTCAGGATACTGAGGATTGCTCCTCATGTTATCATAAAGCTGTGCCTGTTGCATATCAGCAAACTGCTTTACGATTGGAGCCGTAGTCCTCTCCATTGCTTCGTTTACTATCTGCCGAGTATGTGCAACCGGATCAGCATAATATTCATCCGGCTTGACCTCAACAGGAGGTGCTTGAGGAGGAGCCTGTGCCTGCTCAAAAGCCTCATCCAGTTGCCGAGTCTGACTCTGAATTGTGTTCCTCTGCAACCTGTAAAGATTCGCTATCTCCGCAGGAGAAGCATTTTCCAGCTCAGGAATCCCAAGTCCTGAGAAAGGACTCTGTACCTCCGGCTCAACTTCTGGGAGGACCGGTTCTGTAACTGGGAGTCCAGCCTCCGGATCGATTGACGGGTCCGGGACTGGGTCCGGCTCCAGTGTCGGGTTCTGTGGGTCCAGCTGTGGGTCGTCCATCGGTTACATCCTCACGATTAAGTTGTTCGACCTCCATCAGACCGATTACGTGTCTGATGCCGTCAAGCCTCCACTTGAGCTTGACTATCTTCTCGTCGCTCTCTGCGTTGAGAAGTTCTACTACTGCTGAATCAGCCGCCGCCTGCAAATAGCGACAATATACCTTCCATTCCGGCCTCTGGCGAAGCTCCCGGAGGTCCTTGACCTGATCCGAGCTGAGGCGGTCCTGCACCTGGTCCTGCATTTCCATTCCCTTCGTTTAAGGGTTGTACCTGAAGAGACTCAGGGTCCATAAGATTGTAAGTGCTAAGGAGTCTCTTGTACGCTTCATCACTAGCTGAGATACTTGCCATGAGTGACTGCACAAATACCTGTGGGTCACCAGTCACTTCAGCAAGCATCTGTCCTGCCTGAGCACGCTGTGTGAGGTAACTGGTTATCACCTGGAAGAGCGCAAGCCAGTTCTGTTGTTCGACCTGCGTATTGGTGATGCTATCAGTCACTGTGAGTTCAACAAGTGCCCCATTTCGTACCATCGTTGGGGGCATACTGAGGAACTCATCTACAAGCTGACCATCCTGACCCATAACAGTCCAGTGGCGGTCTTGGTCCCCAAATTGTTGAAAGTTCGCAACTACGTCCTTACCCAAGAGTCCCAACCACTTCCTGATGTTCTTGAGTACAAGATCAAATCTCTTGTTACCTTCTGCGAGGCGAGACATTTCCCCAGTGGCCGTGCCTGGACTCCCTGAAGGCTGCATACCCAGAATTGACTCATTAACCCCTGTGCGCTTTTCTGAGTACCTGAGTGTACCTTCTTCATTCGCGTACGAAGAAGGATAAATCTCACTCATTTGAATACCTGCGATATCATCAGCAGAGTCAACAAACCACATCTTACCGGGGAAGATAGGCTCTCCTGGCCCATAGCCGGTAGATTTCCGAATCGCAATCATCCTCATGTTTGCGAGCGTAGCGTTGTCTAGCCTCTGCCTATGAATCGTTGTGATTTCGTCTTGGAACTGCTCATTCTGCTTCCCAATCCCTACTCCATAAAGGCGGCCCTCAACCGGGAAGTACACTCCAACCCTGTATGGCCGATGAAGGTCGCTGTTCCAATTATACCTGATTGAGAGAATCTCACTCGAAGCATAATGGTAGTCAAACACGATTTCTTCATCAACACCATCCCCGTCCACATCGAAGGCCGCCCATATCTCCTGCGTGTGGAAATCTTCATGCCAATCTGGATCCTGTGAGGTGTCTTTATCAACCGCCTCGTGGTAGTCCTCAGCCTGTCCTGAGGTAGAACCATTCTCACTTGACCAATGAGTCTTGACCTTTTCTACAATATCAGCCTTGAATCTACCTGCAAGAGCCATTCTCTTTAGCTGACCCCAAGTATATTCATGCTCCTCACCTACCCACGGAGCAGTCTGAGGGTCAGTCTCAGTAATCCTGATTAAGAAATTCGCAAGGGCAACGTACTCAAGCGAGGCCCCATTCTGTACCTCGACATAGTTCTCAAACTCCTGCCCATCAGCATCTATTGCGAGAGACTTTCTAATGTCCCTGATGTATCCACTCTTGCCTACACCTGTGCCGAGCTTCACAATTTCCATAATCGTGTCGGAAGTGAAGTTCCACACATCCAGAGAATTCTCGTTCTCCACCTCATACTGCAACCACTTCTGCACCTGAGGGGCCATGTCCATCCAGTCACGCGAGCGTGGTCTTACTGACCAAAAAGGCTTCACAGAATGGATAGTATTCATTAGTCGGGCAAAGACCGCCTCACAAGCAATAGCAGAAAGCGGTATGACTATATTCGCTGCCTTCTTGAAAGGGAAGTTCTTCTCTTCACTTTCAGGGTTCGCCCAGTAGTCCTTAGACCACTTCTTCCAATCTTCAACCAAGTCATCTCGTTCTTCCCAACACCGGTCGAGCTCAGGCCTAATCCAATTCTTGAGACGAGTTTCTGTCGCCTCACTAAGCTCAATCATCCTGGGCCAATGACCCTCCGCTTCAGGGTCTCTTAACTCAGGTGGGAGATTCTCAAGACTTGGAATCTCAGCATCCCCGACATATGCAGGGTCTGTTGCGAAACTAGGCATCTTTGCTCTCCATAACTATTTCCTTGACTTTCGCACGACTTTTGCCACCGTGGTCTAGACTATTTCCACGAGTTTTGCTAATGGCTACGCCAAAGCGGTTTAGTATCCTGTCGAAGGGCTTCTCTGCTTGAGAACCATTTCTTCCGCCTTCTGATACTCTCTTATCTGAGTCCTACTCAACCCTGCATTTAAGAGAGCTGTGATTTGGGCAAGTGAGTCAAGAAGGTGAATGTCTCCTGGGTTCATAGGGAACATTTCCCACTCACTTCTAAGTTCATTCATCATTTCCGCCACATACAGCTGTCCTGCACTTGCTATCGTACTGAGTCCCCTCACCCGCCCGACCTTAGTCTGCTTAGTCCCTGGCTTGTAAGGGGTGATGTTAATGTTAATCCCGAGTGTCTTAGCCTCTTTCTCAATCCAGTACCTGTAAATCCCTGAGAACGCCACTTCTTCGATGCTTATGGTCCTGGGCCGCCACTTGGTATTAAGGTCAAAGAGCATCTGAATCAACTCAGGGGGCCTTAACCGCTTCTTGATAGTCTCAAGGACAAAGATTCGGTTCTTCTTATCTATCCCTGCGACGATAATCCCCGTAGAATCAGCCTTCTGATGCTCCCCCATCGAGGGGTCAGTCATAATCACCCGGTCTAGTTCCCACATTGAGAACTTTTCCCTAGTCTCCCCAGTGAATATGATAATATCCGTTCCATCTACGTTATAGAACTTAAGATGGGAGGGGTCAAACTCAGTCAATCCTGCTTTTCGGGGGTTATTCGCATACTGCGCCGCCCATACCATCGGGTTTCGGTGAAGAATCTCCACGAACTCCCAAGTATTCTCCTCAGGGAAGATAAGTTCATCCTCTTCAACCATGCTTCGCCCGTACATTGAGAGAAGCCCGTCTCTGAGACTCTCTACTTGGTCTGGGTCGAAGTTATTGATGAAACTCCTCGAATGATTCACCCCATAAGTGTTGAGAGCATGGGCGTAAACGTCATTATACGCCCAATACGTGCCAATTAGGTCCCATCCATCAAACTTAGGCCTCGTGAGAAGCGAGTTAACATTATCAAACCATGTAAGCACACGCTTCATTACAGTTTCAGAGTCCCTTGCGTCCTCTCCTATGAGGTCATCGAGCTTAATCCGATGGTAATGCCTACCCTGAGCAGCACCACCTGCCCCAATGGTATCATACGTAGGCTCTTTCCAATGTTCCTGTCTTGGAAGGTCAAGTTCCCACTTGTTAATTCGTTGTCTCCGCTTTGAGGGAACACACTCTGGAAACAGAGCCAACATCAAAGGCTTGTCCATAAATGCCGCCGCTATTTCATAGAGGAACCTTGATGCAGACTCTCGGTTCTCATGCGCAAGGAGCATTTTCATATTCGGGCCCAAGCATGAGGGCATCGAGGTAATCATCCCCCCATCATTCGGGAGACCCTTCTGAACAGAGTCCGAAATCGTCAAGCAAGTAGACTTATAATGGTTTCTAGGAAGCACAATAAGCCTGTACTGGTCATCATCGGTATCATTCATCCAGTGACACAGATGCCCATGCAACCTGGGACTCAGCAGGTCATACCCGAGAATCCCATTTGTCATGAAGAACAAATCAGACTTTGCCCGCCTCCTCAGGAATGAAATCTGGTCACTCCCGAGGTCTTGGTTATCTTTCTCCGCTTTTTCCCGCTTCTGAGAAAGCTCTTTCTCATCCGCTAGGGCGTCGAAATCAGCCTGACTTGCCATTAGGCTCCGGTTCTGGATGGACCTCAATCAATGAGAGTCCTTTTGCCTTGTCCGCTGTGGCTATCGCATCTGCAAGAAGTTTGGTCTGCCCATCAGTAAGTTGAATCCCCCCAGCTTCAGTCCCACCACCCGCATTGACTAGCTTCATGACTTCAAGGCTCATCCTGTCCTGGTGCTTCTTAGCCGCGAAGTCTTGCTCTGCATCAATATCAGCCTTGAGTGTCCGACCCAAGTTTCTTAATGCAAACTCCATCAATTCTACATATTCGCTCTTGAACTTCTCAAACAGTTGCCGCTTGAGGTCATCAAAATACTTGTCTCTGACCTCCACAGCCCTCAAATTCGAGAGAGTCTTTTTCAACCATGCTGCATCCTGGCCGACTACACGCTGAATCTCCTCACGGGGAATACCTGCCGCCGCGAGGAGTGCCGCCCGCTCATGAAGCATAGTCCATCTATCAAGAGCCTTTTCGGTCATCTCAAGTAGCTTCCTGATAGCTCAGAGTAGCCGTAATTGCCCCGCCACCAGTCTTGACCGAGAACTTACACCTTATCCACCAAGCAGGAGTAGTCACCTTAGTCATGCCATCTGCTGTGAGGTCAGACCCAAACTGCACATCTTCCGCACCTGCCGCGGTCGGGTCCTTTTCACCATTGAGCCATATCTGCACCTTGTCGTTCGTGACTATCCCCGCGACATGAACCATCACCGTGTCAGGGATAGCATTAGCAATCGCAGCATAAGGTCCAAATGCGACAGCCTCCTCAGCATCAAGGAGCTTGAATACTATCGGAGAGTGTGCCATTACTTCGTCGCTTTCTTCTTAGAAGCGGTTTTCTTGCTAGCGGGCTTACCCGCCGGAGGCGTGGCGGAGGTTTTACCTATCTTCTTTTTCTTGGCTACTTTGGGAGGGGAGTCCACAGACTTCGCGGATTTATTCTCCTGCCTGGAAACCTTATCCCTTTCATCCTCTGCATCAACCCTCAAGAGGTTCTTGTTCATCTGAGTTTCCTTTGCTTCCTGCGTGACTGTACCATATGGTACTATTATGCTCAATATACAATATATCTATTCCCCACGCAAGACGCAAGGAAAATATCCCTCTCCCACCTAATCTTATACTTGACCGTACCATTTGGTACACTCTTTGAACCTTGACCCTAGCTCAATATTGCCCTTATGTCAAAGAGAGGTTTCAAAATTGAGTACGTATTGATGGACACTGATATTTAGATTTGCTCGCTTCAAGGTTGGGGGTGGTAGGGTCAAGGCTTGGGCCTATGTCATGGTATGCTAGTCAGTGAGGGAAGGACACTCCCTCATGATTGGTCACTGTCAAAGCAAGAGTCACTGATTGAGGTAGGATTGACAGTGAAAATAGTTTCAATTAGTGCATAATATATCTTGACTCTCTCCCTCAATAGTGTATATTGATACTGTCAATGGATGTGAATACACTCCAATCAAAGGATAGCAACAATGGAACGCAAATCATTTGATAGCGCGGTTGGCCGAGAGACTGACGACCACTACGACGTGGTAA